CTTAGCATATGTAAAGGGCAATGCAGAAACACAGGTGTTTCATAATGTTTTTCAGTATTACATAGATCAAAATTTCATAGATAATGGTGCTTCATTATATATACAGTCTCACGGAGGAACTTCTACTGTGTGGGATATAGAATATTTCATTCAAAAAACTCAAAGCTATGCCTAAACACGACAACAAAACCCCTAGTAGAACATCACCTAAAGGAAGCAAGAGAGGCTGCCTTTGCAAAGACTCTAACACATATTCTAGCAAGTGCTGTGATGGCTCTTTGTGGGCGCAGGGAATAGGTAACATCTACGGAAATAACTAAAAATGCAAAATACTAATTAATAATCGTTATATAAATATGAAAAATCCAACAGAAATGCTAAAAGAGATTAAAAACCTTCTAGGCATTGAGCTTTCTGAGGAAATTAAAGAGCAAGAAGTTACTACTGAGCAAGTAGAGGCTAGCTCTGAGGTAAATCTAGCTCAAGCAAAACTAGAAAACGGAACAGTCCTTGAAGCTGAGGCTTTCGAGGCAGGCAATGAAGTCTTCATCATAACAGAAGATGAAAAAATACCTGTACCAGTAGGAGAGTACCAAATGGAAGATGGTATGATCTTAGTAGTATCAGAGGAAGGAATGATAGCAGAAATCAAAGAAGCTGAAGCCGAAGTAGAAGAAGAAGAGGTAGAAGCTGCTGCTGACTATGCTACTAAAGAAGAATTAGCTGAGATCAGAACTATGGTAGAAGAGATCAAAGCTATGATTAAGGAAAAAGAAGAAATGGCTACTGTAGAAGAAGAGGCTCAACTTAAAGAAGAGTTATCTAAACCTGCTGCTGCTCCATTGAAGCATAATCCTGAATCAGAGAACAAAAAACCTCAAGTGTTATTTAGCCAAAAGAGAGCATCTAGCACAAGAGATCGAGTATTTCAAAAAATTGCAAACCTAAAATAAAAATTAAAAATGGCGACTACAACTAGTATTACAAGTACTTATGCAGGGGAATTTGCAGGCAAGTATATTTCTGCTGCACTACTTTCTTCTCCAACTTTGGAGCAAGGAAACATCGAAATCAAACCTAATGTAAAATACAAAGAGGTTATCAAAAAATTAGCAACCGATTCTAACGTAATCAAAGATGCTACTTGCGACTTTACAGACACAGCTACAATTACTTTGACTGAGCGTATTCTTCAGCCTGAGGAGTTCCAAGTGAACCTTGAGCTCTGCCGTAAAGATTTTCACAGCGACTGGGAAGCTGTTCAGATGGGATATTCTGCATTTGACAACCTACCTCCTGCTTTTAGTGATTTTTTAATTGCTCACGTTGCAGGTCTAGTAGCTGAGAAAAACGAGCAAAACATCTGGGGTGGTGTTACAGGTAACGCAGGAGAGTTTGATGGTATTACTGTACTAGCTGCTGCTGATGCTGATGTAAACGATGCTGCTAATGGTGGAGAAACTGCTTTCTCTTCTACTAACATCATCACTTTGTTAGAGAATGTAGTAGATTCTCTTCCTTCTGCTGTTTATGGTAAAGAGGATTTGACTATCTATATGCCTACTATTGCTTGGCAGTCTTACATCCGTCAATTAGGTGGATATGCTGCTAACGGAGTTGGTGCTGCGGGTTACGAAAACAGAGGTTCTCAATGGTATAATATGGGCAATGCACTTTCTTTCGATGGTATTAAGTGTGTTCTTGCTCCGGGTATGCCTACTAACCACATCGTAGCAGGACAAAAATCTAACTTCTACTTCGGTACTGGTCTTTTATCAGATCATCAAGAAGTTAAATTGTTAGATATGGCTGATCTAGATGGTTCTCAGAATGTTCGTGTAGTAATGCGATTTACTGCTGGTGTACAGTACGGAATTGGTTCTGATATTGCTTTGCTTACTTTAGCTTAATAAATAATAATTGTCTAATATAAAGGGTGGGTAAGGACAGTTCCTGCCTGCCCTTTTTTAATACTTAAAATATGGCTTGTGCATTAACAACAGGAAGATCACTACCTTGTAAGAGTGCTGTAGGTGGACTTAAAACAGTTTACTTTGCGGACTATGGCACTTTAGGTACAGCTACCATTTCAGCAGGTGAGATTACAGCTCTATCAGGCACTCCTTCGTGGTATCAGTATGATATTAAAGGAAACTCTAGCTTAGAGACTACTGTAAACTCATCAAGAGAAAATGGTACTACTTTTTACACGCAAACTCTTAACTTGACACTCACTTACTTAGATAAGGCTACTCAAGAGGAGATTAAACTACTAGCTGCTGCTAGACCTCACGTTGCTATCGAGGATTACAATGGAAACTTTTTCCTAGTAGGACTTGAACACGGAGCAGAGGTAACTGGTGGTACTATTGTTTCAGGTGCAGCAATGGCTGACCTTTCAGGATTTACTTTGACTTTTGAAGCTATGGAGACAGCTCCTGCATACTTTGTTACTTCTACAGTAATTACAGATGATGCCTCAGCTACTCAGATTGATCCTGATGCTTAATATTGTTTTTTAGAGAGAAGGAGGCTAGCTTAATGTTAGCCTTTTTTTTTTGCACCTATGCAAAATAATTGCTTTTTAGCGTTATATATGTATGAAGATACTTACTACTAGTACGGCAGCACAGAGTCTAAGATTTGTTCCTAGAGATTATGTTACTAGTGCTACGCTATATATAAGAGATGATAGTACCAATGTAACTACTAATCAAGCGGTAGAATTAATACAGGATGGTGATGAGCTAGTATATACAGCAAGTTTTGAGCTAATAGAGGGAAGATTCTATGATTTTGATTTTGTTGTAGATCCTAACTTGTGGGAGCAAAACACTTTGCTATGGAATATGAACTATGACAAGTGGGAGGATTCTCAGGGTGCAGCTCTTAGTTTGTATAAGGATAAGATATTCTGCACGGATCAGCCTTTAGATCAGACAGAGGATGAGTACTACACAGTAAATAAAAATGAGTATGTTACAGAAAAGACATACGATAATGAGTACATAATAATATGAGAAAGCTAAAGAATCAAAGACCTGCTTTAAAGCCTAAGTCTCAATCAGAGGTGCATCTAGTTAATCTAAGTACCTACACTTCTCCTAAAATCAAGGAAGTAAGAGGCAAAGAATGGGTGTCCTATGGAGAGGATAACAATTACTATCAGTTTTTGATTGATAGATACAATGGATCGCCTACTAACAATGCCGCTATTAATGGCTTGTCAGAGATGATTTACGGAAAAGGCTTAGATGCTACTGACTCTAACAGAAAGCCTGACCAATATGCACAGATGATTACTTTGCTTAAAAAAGACTGTGTAAGAAAGCTAGTTTTTGACTTAAAACTAATGGGTAGCTGTGCAATGCAGATTATCTACTCTAAGGACAGAACAAAAGTAGCTCAGGTAGAGCATTTTCCTATTGAAACACTAAGAGCTGAGAAATGCAATGAAGAAGGAGATATAGAGGCTTACTACTATTTTAAGGACTGGGCAAATATCAAACCCACAGATGAGCCTAAAAGAATACCTTGCTTTGGATATAGCAGAGAGTCAATAGAGATTTATGTAGTTAAGCCTTACAGAGCAGGATTTTATTACTATTCACCTGTAGATTATCAAGGAGGATTGCAGTATAGCGAGCTAGAGGAGGAAATTTCTAACTATCATTTAAATAATATCCTAAATGGCTTAGCACCATCTATGCTTATCAACTTCAATAATGGAGTACCTAATGAAGAGCAAAGAAGATTGATTGAGAATAGAATATATGAGAAGTTCTCAGGCAGCTCAAATGCAGGGAAGTTTATTCTTAGCTTCAATGACAATGCAGATGCACAGGCTAATATTGAGCCAGTTCAACTATCAGATGCTCACAATCAGTATCAGTTCTTATCAGATGAGAGTGCTAGAAAGATACTAGTAAGCCATAGAATCGTTTCTCCTATGCTTTTAGGTATCAAGGATAACACAGGGCTAGGAAATAACGCAGACGAGCTTAAAACAGCCTCTATTTTGATGGATAACACAGTTATTAGACCTTTTCAAACTTTATTGATAGATGCTTTTGATCAGATACTAGCTTATAACAGCATTTCTCTTAATCTATACTTTAAAACTCTACAGCCACTAGAATTTACAGACTTAGAAAATGTGGTAGATGATGAAACAAGAGAAGAAGAGACAGGAGTAAAAATGAGCAAGCAAAATCCTGAGGCTACTGAGGAGCTTGCAGACCTATTGCAAGAGTTTGGAGAAGATGAGGATTTAGATAACTGGGTGCTTGTTGATGAGAGAGCGGTAGATTACGATCAAGAGGAGGCTTTAGATAAAATGATAGGACTAGCCTCTACAGGAACTGCTAGACCAAATGCAAAGAGCGAGCAAGATGGAGAAGAGGATAACCTAAGATTCAAAGTAAGATACCAATATGCACCACTAAGAACCTCAGATAACTCAAGAGAGTTTTGTCAAAAGATGGTAGCTGCTAAAAAGATTTATAGAAAAGAGGATATTCAAGCTATGGGTCAAAGAGCAGTTAATGCAGGATGGGGTCCAAATGGAGCTAGTACTTATGATATTTGGCTATAT